CAGTGAGTCCGAGAATGACAGGCTGGTTCTGCCTCGCTGCCAATGCCTCCTCAGTCGCCTTCTTCTCCTGCTCAACGAGTGTGGCGTTATCAACTACACGGAGGAATGTAAGTCCGGCTGCCATTTACTTCTTCGCCTCTTTCTCTGCTTTGACCCGCATCATTTCGTTGAGGTTTATCGGCGGCATCTTAAACTCCATCGTATACATTTCCATGGGGGCAGGCTTACCTGCCATACCGCTGGTGTCCATCTTGGGATTCGCAGAGTAGATGGTGTAGTCTTTCGTCGGTTTAGCCTTCATCAATAACCTCCAAGATTCACTTGCAACAAGTATTCACAAAATCCAACAACTGTCAAGTATAAAAAAATCCCCGCACTAGGCGGGGCAAAGCCCATGACGGGCGGAGGTGACAACAAACTATATCATGTCCAGCCAACGGCGGCAACAGGGCGAATTTCTCTACGCTGTAAAAGCTGCTGCCCACCCCCGTTGCCTATGTGGAGCATCAAGTACTGGAGCGCTTCAGCCACGTGCGAGTGCTTGTTCTTATCAATGTCTCCATCGCCCCTGGGCTTGTAGCGGTAGCCACCCATCATGGCTGCTTTAAGCTGAGTGCAGCCGGGGTCAACGAGAAACGCCGGGTCGCCATCGACCTGTCTCATCAAGAAGTCATCGACCGCGTTGATTCGTGCCGAGATGCTGTTGGTCTTGGCTGGAATAACTTTTAGCCCTTCCGCCTTGATGATATCGACCGCCGATCTCTCATCAGTTTGCGCCCGTTGTATCCCCGCAGGGTCTGTAACCACCAAAATAGGTGCGCCCCCAAATCGTTCGTATATGAGCGGCTTGAGCATCGTCCTGACAAATCTCTGTACTCCCATGTCAAACGATACACATTCAGCGAGGATTAGCGCTCGCCCTCTTGGATCCTGTTGTCCGATGACGGCTGCGGGGGTAAGCCCCAAGTCCATCCCGATAACAACGGGTCGAATCCCATTGCTAATGCCGCGAAGTCTTTCTCTAGCCATATGATAGTCCGGTCTGAAGTACTTATACACCGGCATACCAGCCGAGGATAGCCCGTACTCCCCGTCGATGTAAACGCGAATATATTCTTCGCTGCGTCCCTGGGTGTCGTAATAGCCATCCGGAAGGTTCTCGATGTTTTCGGCATGTGGGCTTCTTCCCGACGGCTGTTTAAAAACCGCCCACCCATTATTGTTCGGAGATACGCCATCTTTGGGATCTAAGCCTTCCATCTGGTAGTACCACCAAGTATCCATCGTTGGTGGGTTAGTATCCGCCCACATCCCATGCCATGTGGGGCCACCATCTTTAGACGAGGGGAATCGTCCAATACGTTTAGACATCGCATCCACAATGTCAGGGTGAATGTCCCGGCACTCATTAAACCATGCGAAGGTCAACTCCAAGGAGTTCAAGTTAGCCACGTCGTCCGCATCGTCCAACGCCCTGAACATAATCTCGCACTCGACATCACCCACCTTGAAGAAGTAGGTTTTGGTCGTACGCATGTACTCGCCACACTGCCCCGGCGGAAACCAATCAAGAAAGGTTTTGATCGTGGTGTCCTGCAACTGCCGCACAGTCTCTCGCACCACAGCACATCTTGTTTTACGCACCCCGTTGACATTGAGTGCCTGCATCGTAGCTCGCCTGACTATCTCGAAGGAACAAGTTACGCTCTTGCCGCTACCCACTGGGCCAATCATTACACGCATCTTGGCATCTGACTTCATAAACTTCTTGCCCGTAGGGGGCGGTGTGTAGTTAATCTCCATCAGGAGACTCCACAAGCATCACGAGGAACTCTCGCCCACGCTTTTTGTGCTTGTTAATTTTTGTTTTGAAGGAAGTCTTGGCTTCACTTAACATCGTCGTAAAGTTGTGGTACTCCACGGATGTGGTGAATATGGCTGTGGGAAAGCCATCGTAGGTTGTGTTGAACTTACTCTGTATGCTCAATGGCAGTGACATCCGTTACCTCGCCTTCAAATGTTTGTTTAATGTCGTGCTGTTGATTGCCCAAGTTGATCGTGATGCGCACACCTCCGCCTCCTTCAGAGACTTCTGTGTTCTTTGGCTCCAGCCCACCCCACTTCACTGTGCTCTTGATGAGATCAGCCTTAACCGCAGGACTGACTGCTGGATCGTGGATTAAGTGCCAAGACGTCACAAGAAGTTCTTCTGCCTGCGCCCTGGCTTTTAACCTAAACGTGAGTCCTTTATCCCGAACTTCGTTCTGGTAGTGCTCCACCTTCTTTAGAAAAACAGGGTCAGTATTAAACGTCAGTATGTCGTCAGCAGTGATCTTGTGCCGATCTATCACCTCTTGCAGTGACTCTCCACTGCCTTCAAGAGTGAGGGCTACATCGAACGCCAGCCGGTCTGACCAGCGTGTGTGGTGTAGGGGTAGTGTATCCATGCGCTGAGCGTAGCAGAAATATCATGGCTGTCAACTGGGATAAATTGTGCAATGCGGTAACTTTACACGTACTTTTTTGGGGTTGTGATTTATGAGGTTTACTATCATTGGGGGGGCCATGTAATTCTGCAGTCCATGTGTACCCCCCTCCGCCCGTCACGGGCTAGGCAGACGGCAAGGGGCGAGCGGGCGAGCGAGCGGGCGCGAAGCGGCACGGGCAAGCGATACTTGACATTCGTGTCAACTTATAGCAGTCTAAAAGTGTCGAAGCAATCCAGCCGAGACAGAGCGGGAGACCGCTCCCGCTCTTTAACAATCTGTTGAAAGGAACTGTGATGATTAAATCACCACGTCCGACCCACGTACGGGTCATCGTAATGCCCAAGGCCCAGAAAATCGCGGTCGAGGGATGTGCCTCAGATGCTCAGGGCACGGTTTTCGAAGTCGAGCAAGCTGCAGAGATTTACCAGATGATGCTGCAAGCTGGCAAGAAAACCAAGCTGCCCCTGAAAATCTGGGTAGCAGAGCAGGGCGCGAAGACGCCGGAGGTGAAGTTCAACAAGTATGACAACAAGCCCTACATGGCCCTTGTCGACGAGAACAAAGCCCCCGGTAAGGTAACAAAAGTAGTCTTCTAACCCCCAGCAGTACCCAGCCCGGTGAAAGCCGGGCTGGTTTTACCCACCTTCTGGAGAAAACCATGAACGAAGATCTTAAGATTTTTCTCTTAGCAGTCGCGTTACTCCCTGTTTTCTGGCTGTTTCTTGTAGTTCTGATGTCCTTTTAACCCCAAGCCCGGCGAAAGCTGGGCTTTTTTTATGCCTATCGTCAGCAATGCCCTTAAAACCGCGTACAAACCGCTAACACTGGTGGCATATACCTCGCTATACCTCACTCCTTTCTAGCCCGTTCTGCGTCGATCTGACGCGTTCTTGCTCGCTTCGCTTCGCCATACGTCGGGGGCTTATACCTCGTAACGCGCAACCCCCACCATTATGTGTCATAAATGGGGCAGTAAGAGGGTTAATTGTCAAGTTTGGCTCAACCATGCGGGTTTGCAAGCAACTATCTAAACTATCTAACTTGACATTTCAAAACTATGCTGATATGTAAAGCCAAATAGATAGCAATACTTTACATTGAAATTGTCAAGTTTGGCTTAACCACAGGCATTAGCGGCCTATATATATATAATTGACTATCTAACTATCTAAGATATCTAAGGTTTTAGCCTACTGTTTAACGACTAAACTTTTTTTTCTAATACTTTACACTTGACATGTAAAGTATTCCTCCAACCTTTTAGTACAACATTATTTCAAAAAACTTAGATAGTTTAGATAGTTGCCATTTTACCCCTATAAAATCAACGACTTACACTATCTTGTAAAGTTAGATATTTTACCTACTTTCTTAGATAGTTTATCCCCGACCTACGTTAAATGTGTGCGGACTTGACACCGGCGGCCCTCTGGGGCAGTCTGGGCTGGCAGTCACAGCAAGCATTACTTTACATTAACTTTCCATATGAGGAGTCATTATCATGACTATGAATCAAAAACAACCCCGTGCAACCCATGTCAATGTATACTTTCGTCCTAAAGCGAAGGATATTTCTATCCAACCCCATGACGAACAGTCTAAAACTGCTACTGCTTTCGATGTAAATGATGCCAAGGGCATCTACGACTTTATGGTACAGAAAGCTAAAGAGTTGAAAACAAAGGTTCATATATACCAACCTGACCCCAAGGGTACTACGCCAGTTGTCAAGTTCAACGCTATAGACAACAGACCTTACATGGCTTTACTGCCTGATGAGGACATCAACAAGGCCAAGCGTACTACCAAGGTTGTGTTTTAACGATAGCAGTACCGTGGTGACTGCGGTTCAGTCACATTCTCTAACTTGATGGAGCATAACGCTATGAAATCAACGACTTACACATCATACAAACCCCGTAAGGCTCGTAAGCCAGAACCCATCCGCTTCTATGTCAAGTGGATACAGGGTGACACCATGTATTTCCAAGCGTTCAAACGAGATCATGCTGCAGTGAGGTTCCAGAATCACCTCATTGAAACCGGCATGGTTGAGATGCAGGATGTTCGCATCGTCATGGTGTAGCAGTAGCAGTACCGTGGCAACTGCGGTTCAGTTGCGTTTTCTCATGGAGGCTGTATGAAAGTTGACTTCACAACTGGACAGTTCGTATCCCTTGAGGATGCAGGCTTAGAAGAACCACAAGACCACCCTGTATTTGGGTTGATGGAGGCTGAGTCCTCACGGCATGGCATTTATTCGTATGTTGAGTGGTTCTACGATGGTGATGACTCAGCGTTTAGCATCCTATGAAGATAGCAAACAAACATGCTAGGCAGTATGTCCAGCAACGATGTAACTTCATGGGGTCTAATACCAAGGGGCAGTGGGAACCCTCTGGGGTTTATGCCGTGTATTCATACGGTTACCACTTCCCTATGTGGGTCTACGACCCCTTGGGTGGGTGGTTTGGGAACATGGATAAGTACAGTCCCACAACATCTAGGCATCAGGGGCAGACACATCCAGACCAAGACATACATTGGCTAGGTACACAGTCGTTGTTATACATCATCAAGCTAGGTTACAGGCAAGTGGTTGCAAACCGAGTATTACATGGAGCTAAGTATGAGTGAAGATAGAGTTTATTTGTGT